CCACAGTCACAAGACTTATGGAAACCCCAACTCGAACGCTGCCGCCCCAACTCATCGAATGTTCATCGGTTTGGCGTAAAGGATGCCGTTGGCGCTGACTTGAATAGCGCTAACGCGCCAAGGCGCGCCGGTGCCGCCCGGTACGGTCAAGGGGACTGGAGTGCCTGCTGGGATGGGTGTAGATGCCGTTGTGGCAGTGACGCCTTCACCGACGGTCACATACATGTCGGATGTGCCCCACACCAACACGCCTTGCGGGCCAGCAGGCCAAGTACCTGTGGTGCCAGCGGTGCCGCTGTACGATGCTGTTTTAGCAGGAAAATTTACATCGCTGCAAGCTGTTAAAAGTTCCATTTTAAGCCGCCTTTTCATAAGTTAGTTAGGCAAGAAATTTCAGTCTATACAGCGTATGCAAATATAAAGCGACAATTTCGTCGATAATATTTTGCAGGGCTGTGTCTTTTTCGTCAACCACTTCATTACGACACTTTTCAATCTCATCAAGCTGTTCTTGAAGAAAATCGACAACATTTGGTGAATTTTTAGTTGGTTGTAGATGAACTGGGCCGACTAAACCGTGCCTACCTTGATAAGTTTCGGCAAAAGTGTCCGCTAAATCAACGATTTCCTCGTAAAATTTACCTAATGCTTTGTGTTTGGAGTAGCTACGCGTGTTCCAATGCACGGAATGGGTAACATCGCGTGCTAAAAACAGCATACCTAAAAAATCAGCCGCTTTTTTCATTGTCCACCACCTTGCATTTGTGGCATTTGTGGTATGTTAAGCGGCGGTTCGGGTGGCTGCTGTGGCATTTGCGCCATAGCAGGCATTTCGCCAACCAGTTCGCCGCTGGTAATCATGCCGTGAACAGTACCCATGACCACTTCTTGGATTTGCTCCGGCGTCATATTAGCCGCGGTAGCGGCAATGCGTTTGGTTTCGGCGTCATATGCTTTAATCTGCGCTTCAAAATCTTTGCGCTTAACGTCTTGCGCTTCAAACGATTTTTGGACGTTTTGAAGCATCATGTGCATTTGCTCCATTTCTTTGCCCATTGCCTGAATTTGTTGTTCAGCCGCTTGCAGCGCAGGAGACTTATCAGACGCGTCCAAAATCTTTGGATCAATCGTACGAGCGAACCGGTCAGCCATTTCCTGAGCACCGGGCCAATCCATGTTTTTGATGAACAGATCGCCAGCGACCTGCCAAAGTTGTGGGTTGCCTTGCAGCAGTTGCGTCATGGCATCGAGTGCTTCCTGACGCTTGGTCATGTAGCTAGGCCCAACGGTTACGCAAACGTCGTATTTACCCACGCTTGGGTTGTAAATCTTTTCCAAAACAACCGCTGGATTGTTAGGATCGACAATCTTTTTGACTGGTTCTTGCTGGGTTGGGTCGATTTTAGCCGTGCTAATTTCACCATCCAAGCCAATAATACGCGCAATCCGCTGCGTATCATAGATTTTAGGAATTAAATCCACAATCTGGCGTGTGCTAAACCGGATCGCGCGGGCAAGGTTATCGCCGTAATGATATGTGCCAATATCGCTTTGTTTTTCGCGGGCCAAGATCGCGCGGCCTGTGCGCTCGTTCGATGTTTGGCCCAAACTGGAGTCATATTGACCTGTTGTGGCTTTAATATCGTCCGAAGCGCCCATTTTGGCCTGAATTAAACCGGTTTGCGCCATTGGGGGTTGTGCGCGCATGGGAAGCGGCAGTACCGAGCCCTGACCATCTGTAACGTCTGGATTGACCTCTAAATAAGGCCAGTTGTTGACGTTAGCGGTCTTCCATTGCTGTTCATAGCCTTCAAATTGGCCGCCGTAGCCGATAAATGGTGCTTTTGGCGCCAGCGCCAGCATTTCCGTTTCAGCCGATACCCAATAGTTGTACATACGCTGGGCGTCTTTGGCGTTGCGCACAATACCAGACACAAAAATGCGCCCGTCAACCTCAAATTCGTTACCTACAACACGAATTACCGGTATCCATTTACCGGCCCATTCGTTTTCTTCAAGCATTTCATAGCCATTTGTCTTACACCATTTGATCTTTTTGCGATCAACGATGCGCTGACGAATAGGTTTCATGCCCATAGACTTGTAATGTTTGTCTTCTGGGTCGCCGTCAAAAGCCGAGACGTTGCCAACGTACAAGTTTAATTTGGCGCTTTCATGCTCGACGTAAAAATACTCGGCGATACGAATGGTTGTGTCGTCAAGCCATTGTTCTAGGCTTTCGTCACCCACACCTTGCGCCATAATAGACGTAACCGGAGCAGCATTTGGGAACTCGCGTTCATACTGGTCTTTAGGCATGTCTTCAGTGATGAAACACCAGTTTGCATCCGCGCCGCAAGGGTCTTGAATGGCTGGATCCATGTAAACACTAAACGAATTACGGATGCGGCCCAGTTTGATGTCTTGGTCGAAGGTGCTGTCATCACAATATTCCGTCAAAATGCGGTAATAGCCTTCGCCGTAAGAAACTTGGTTCTCACACGCGGTGTCATAGACAATATCGGCGTCAGAAATGTACTCGATATGGCGCACCATACCTTCAAAAATTTCTGCAACCTCAACGTCCGCCTTGTCATCCACGGGAATGACTTTACCGCCGGGGCGGTTCTGACGCTGTTCATTGGTGATCTGACGCACATGCTGAGGCAGTTTGTTAATTGTCAGGCATGGTCGCGCGTTGATGGTTTGACCTTGGATCGAGCCACGGGTCGCCAGCACGTCAGCAGGCCATTGCCATTGATTGTCTGGCGAGCCCGCAAAGAACCGCAGGTCGTCCAACTCATCTTCACGGCTTTCAGAATACGCGTCGATTGCCACAGTCAGGCGGTGGCGCATCGTTGCCAACACATCGTCTTTCGACTTTTCTTTGGCGGAGCCTGCATTTGCGACTCGCCCAGCGCCTTTGATACCTGTGTAATCAGCGTTTGACATTATTTCTTCTTTGCCTGTGCTTGACGTTTGGTCGAGTAGGCGATGGCAACCGCCTGCTTTACGGGTTTGCCAGCGTTCACTTCAGCTTTGATGTTTGCTTTAAACGCTTTAGGACTTGTTGACTTTTTTAGAGGCATTGTAAATCCTTATGTAACTGTGTGCAAAATCGCGTAGTTAAGGTGCAAGACCTCACTATACGCATTGTTTGTGCTGTTCTTAATCACAACACCGAAACTGCCATCAGCGATGCCAGAAATAAACACGTTGTACGCGCCGACTGTGCCGCCGGTGCCTACGCTGATAATCACCACGTCTTTAGAAGACACCGCGGCGCATGACACGGTAAACACCGCCTGCGCGCTGGGCGCCAATTGCGAGTTAGCCGTAATGATCTGCCCCGATGGAGTGTCGCACTGGACGTTGGTTGACTTGTTGTTTTGCTGCGTGACGGTATTGTACGCCCCGCCAGCATAGCCAATCTGGCCTGTTGTAAGGATGTTTTGCGCCTGAACTGTTGTCGCTCCAACAATGTCTTGATCGCTGTACGCTACGCCGATTGGCTTTGAATTTGGCATTACGATCCCATCCATGAAAGGTTAAAGTCTACGCCTTTGCCGCTGTATGACCGGCGCGGCGCCGACTCGCGGTACTCTCTGTGCGCAACAGGATACGCAAACGTCACCGCCAAAGCATCGGCAGCGTCGGGAGAGGCTAGACCTCGTGCGCGCATTTCTTTTTTCCCTTCTAGGAAAATCGTCCCCGATGAGTTTGGCTTTTTCATCGGGCCTGTCAAGTCCGATTTTAACTGCCGGTCGTCAGGAATAGACGCAGATTTCAACCACTCGCGCATAGCGCCCCATATTTCGGCTCGATTATTGCCCCACATAATAGAGTTTTTGGCTTTCCAACCAAAGTTCACCCCACGCACCTTATAGCGTTGTTCATTCAATCGGTCAAGGATGCCATACCCCAGACCACCCTCGTCGATGGCGACCAGCGTCGGCTTGAACTCCTCGATGGCGTCAATCACCCGCCCGACAATCTGCATGGTGTCCTCGCCTGAGTACCGCTTGATGGCGATCAGGTCGCGGCCTTGGCGTACGGCGATCACGGTGTTGTCGGCCCCGCCGCGCGCTGGGTCGATGCCCATCACGACCGGCGCCGTCATGTCTTTGTGCGGTTCGCGTTTAACGGCGTCGTTGACAAGGTTGGGCGCAATGAACTGATCCTCCCCCGCGCTTGGAAATTCACCATACACTTCCACGCAGGCTTGGTTGGAGTCCGCGCCATACTCCTCAATGATCTGTTCATAGACCTGTTTGTCGGTGTCTTCGACCGTGCGGGCGTCAACCTTCTCCGTATCCCAAAAATTCCGCTTGGCGTTGAAGCACTCAAAGAAGTACCCCTGATTGCGCCGCGGGTTGGAGAAAGCGAACCAATAGCGGTCCAATATGTTTTCCGTAAAGAAGCCCGCGCCGACCGACCAGATGGCGTCGGGGATGCCGCTCGCTTCGTCAAAGATCAGCATCATGCCGTCGTGGTTATGCACCCCGGCGTAGCTGTCGGGGTTTTCCTCCGACCACAGTTTACCCTCCGCCGCCCAGTAGCGCGTTCCTTTCTTTAGGTCGCGCTCGACCAGTTCGCACACCCACTTGGCGGGCATCAGCTTAGTCGCGCTGATCTCCCACCAATGGTTGTTGATCGCCATTGCCGCCCACTTGGTCAATTCACCCCACGTCACCGACCGCAATTGCGCTTCTGAGTTCGCCGACACAATCACTGTGGAACCTATGCGCGTTGTTAGCATCCACAAGATCAGCCAACTGACCAGCGCCGACTTGCCGATCCCGCGGCCTGAACTGACCGCTTTGCGCAGCGTGTCCATCTGTATCTGACCGCGGTTGCGCTTGATGTGGTTGGAAATGTCGCGCAGCACCTTGCGCTGCCATTTGCGCGGCCCGTGGAACTTAGCCAGCGGAGTGTTGGGTTGGCCCCAAGGGAACGTGAACAGGACAAACGCTTCTGGATCATCCGCGATCTGCGGCGACCACAGCTTTGTCATCAATAGTTGTTCTTCGTCCGACTTGTAGATCGGCATTTGAGCCATTAGGAATTTCCTTGAGCGGTTCGTGGTCTATGGTTGTGACGCGAGCGGCGGCGTCCGTCAAGGCTTGCGTGATGGAGATGCGCTGATACACGTCCACACTGATTTCTTGCTTGGCTGTCCAGTCGTGCCGGTGCTGCAAGATCGCCAGCGCCGCTTTGGCGTCGCCTTCGGCGGCTGCGGTGTGCATCGTCCGCGCCGCTGCCATCTCGCTGTCAGCGCGTCCTTTCAATTCCGCCATTTCGGCCGCTGGGTCAAGCTGGCA